TTTGCAATAATGAAAAGGAACTGTTTAAATAACTATAAAGAATATTCAAACAATTCCGTTCTGACCAAAATTGATCAACGACCTCATTCCGTACTGGACCCATTGCCAGGGGAAGACCGTGAAAAATTTCAAGTCTAAAATGGCTTACCCCGGTCACCGCAGGGAAGCGCATTAGACGAAATCTAACGTAATAAATAATAACCGGAGTCTAAAACTCTGCCACAATACACCATATTTCAATGGAGGTATAAAGTAGTAACTTAAAAGCAAACCATAAAGCTTAAAAGTTGGGTGTCTAACATGACAAATGCCTCATTTTGAATCTGAGGAAGAACAGGACCTACATAACATTGAATCCCCTGATATTTCAATCAGTACTGAATACTAAACTCGTAAGAAAAGCGTAACAGGTCGTAACCACTACAATCGTATAAATACAGCGATGTGTACAAATAAATGCACACGCTCTGGTGGATTTTAAAATAAAATTTGAAGATTAATCGTAATCTACAACGTCTTCGTTAAAATGTGAAGAATACATGTGCATAAACTTTTAGCGCGCCTACACCGGCGCCGAATACATAACTATAGCACTGATGTTGTTGTAGAAACAAACATCGGTGGAACAGAAATAAAAGTACCAAAATTCGTGTCCTCTGAACCAGCACGACACACAACTGTGTTCGTTATAACTGGAAAATGGTGAGTAACAACCATCTGAGGAGCAAGAGAATTCTGGACGAAACTATATGGAACAATCGCTGTCGCCATACATTCGGAATTAACACGAGAATGCCAACGATGGTACTGTGGTATCTGTACTTCACTAGACTGATTTTGAACGATATTGTGAAATACCTGAGGAGCGACTGTTCGCCACTGGAGCGTTGCAACACCATTCCCATCCGTAGCAGATTGGGTGACAACATCAGCCAATGTACCACCGCCCAAGAAAGGACTATGATACGTAACAGCAGGAGTTGTAGTTGAACTAGTAACCTGATCCAAAAACTTTAAACGAACACCACCACGACTGTAACAATAAACACTACATAAAACTGTATACAGATCACCAACTGTATTAGGTATACGCTCTGTAGCTCCCAAATTATGAAGAGGACTCCACGCAAAAGGAACGACAATAGTATTCAATGATGCTGTGTAAACAAAAGCACCATTAGAACCAAGCACATTAGTCATCTTAAGCATTGATCTAAAAGAAGTAATTGACTCACCAATAGTTGCAGCACAGTTGAGACAATTCGCATCAGTGACGCTAGCTGATCCAAGAGTGCCTGAAACCAACTCGCAATCATCTCGAGGCATATTCATAGATCCTGATTGAGGCACAATATTCATCGCCGGAATCAAAGGATTTGAGTAAGGAACAGCAAACTCCATATCTGGTCCCGCAGAATGCTCAAGCAACATTGTGACAGTACCTGAAACAGTTGCTGGAGCTACTAAAGCATCGACAACATAACACTCAAAGAAGCCAGTATGAGTGGCAGTTCCACGAGTGGAACGCCACGGACTAGAACTAAGAAAGGGAACCTCAAACGTAACCTCATTACACAGACGAATATCGACTATCTCACGATGTGTATACGCGGATGTCGCAAGAGTTCTGGCTGGACCAGCACCCTCCTGTGTATCATATGGAGAGAAAACAAAAGCTAACCTCCCGGAATGAAACTCGGTTTTAACAAACTTAATTGTATAAACCATAGCACCACGCCAATAACAGAAGTAATTTGCAATCAATTGGTGTGGACAGAAGTCATAAACAGTACTACCTGCACCATCAACTCTAGAGATAAGATTCACATATGGAGCTACCATAATAGAAAACAGTCTGGCACCCGCTACAGATAGCTCTGGCCAGGGTACAGTCATATTCCAACACGGTATAGTCTTAAAAAATGAAAAATCCATTTCATCAACGTCAGTACCAGAGAAACCTGGCATAACTTGTACTTGATTCTGACACAAAAGAGAGAGTGGCTGACTCTGATCAGGTGCATCAATGTTCCCAAACCACGGCAAAACCTCACGCGTAACACGGTGGGGCACTGCAAGATTTAAAGGTTTACTCCAACCAAAAATATATGTCGCCTTAGACATTATATTAGTTAACCAACCAACCCCTGTCGCATAATCTCTAATCAAAGGGATCGCAGAGAGAGCGCTAGATGCAGAAGAAACCTTTATCAAAGCTGACGTGACGGGACCAATACCAGCCGAATCCTGTTCCTTCTCTGTGGAAGATTTACCACGCTTAGAAACATTCATTCGCCCAGATTGTGGTTGTGCAGGCCCAATAAGCTCCACATCCTTAAAACTCACCCAAACTGTATAGGCAGCAACAGTAGAACCAGTTGGTGCAACAAGTGGAGAGTAAGGATATAGAGACAAATTGAACAAATGACCAAAAGTAGGTATACCAGTATTTAAACTAGCCAAAGGTATGAAATTTAAAGAACTATTAAAAGGTATCTCTAAAGAGCCTTCAGTGTCACAATTGACATCTAACTCGACTCTAAAAACTTGAGTTCTCTGTGGCAAATTATTAAGATGCGCAGCAGTCGTAAGCGCAGTGCCAGCATTAGTTATCGGTGATCCTCCAAGAGGTACCACTAACAACATATATCTGCCCTGCTGAAACCGATTACCATTAATCTGCCAACGAATACAAGTAGTACAACGAATTCCCAAAAAACCACGAATCTTATCAGCATAAAGGGCATTCACAAGTCCATCCTGAGGCATATTATTAACAAACAATGGAGTACCAATAACGTCAGCAATAGACAAATTATTAGCCTGCAGAATCGTAGGCTTTGCAAGAAAAGTAGCAATATCTTGCATAAAACCAGTGGATGATGAGCTCTGCAGTAGCTTATCAACATACGATATAACATTTGGTCTACTAGCTGCCACATTGGCATCACTAGTAAATCCTGTGGTAGCATCAACAGTATGAGCCTCTTCAGCTTCAACATTGATCTCCGGATAATTGTTGGAATTTGCATTAGGGCCAACACCCTGTGCAGAATTTGCAGAAACTTTCTTATTTAAGCACACACTTAAAGTCAGTAAGCGCGTGTGCCGTACCAGAGTGTCCTGGATATCGATGGGATTGCCACCGGTCCATCCTGAACAGTAAGTGTAAATACACCAGACCATTACTTTACATAGCTTCGTATCCTCCCTTTCTGAATTAACAGCACTGGAATTTTCGTTTGGAACGTGATCACATGCAAGCTGGGGTTTCCCTATTTTTCTCGGCCCGGGAAGGGCAGGGATGTTTATCGTCATCCCTGACAGGGAGAGTCAGAGAAACATGTCCAACTTCAGCACCATCTGCTGTAAAGCATCATATGATGTATGAAGAGGCATACTCGTCTGAGAGTTTGGATAATTGTTCTCAAAAGCCAATATCAGCTTAGGAGCCCACTCATCAAACACCTCACGTGGATGTAATGACAACTCACGCAAGGCAAAAACAATATTGTCAGAAGGAATTTCCTCCAAATATGGACCACGTTTGGTCCAACAAGGAGTGTTCAAAATTACTTCCAATCTCAAAGGTGCAACCCAACGGTTCTCTGTCTCAATATACCTAAAAGTTCGCTTTAAAAACTCAATTTGATCCAAATTCCTAAATGGCAATGTCGCAGCAAGCTTAAATTCAGTTGTATAAACCAAACCATACTTCAACAAAGCTGGAACTAAAGTTAACTCATTGAAATGATATCTAATGTCCGGATGGACATTGAAACTATTATCATCGCCATAACCAATGAATCTAACTTTCTCATCAAAACGGTGATACAAGAAACAAACCTTCATAATATCTCTAAAAGCCAACCTAAAAGCAAACATATTGTATAATGTGTTGATAATAGCGGTTAACGGATTTCCCGAAGGCATACCACTAAACCACACATACACAACACCATCAATAATGTGTCGAGACGCAATTATCTCATACCACAAAATAATACGTACTCTCTGATTAACAATTTCATCATTATACCAAGTATTTATCAAATTCAAAACTTGCCACAAGATATCGGCACGCAGAGAAAAATTGTAACCGGAATAATCACCAGCACCAACAACCCCCATCTTAAAATCAAAAGTGGAAAGATGCCGAGCAAGAGTATCCCATTCAGTACTATAAACATTAACGCCAACAGCAGAACCATTGGTAATACGATTCGCCATAAATTCTGCAACAAACGAACCGAAATACATATTATACAATAGATTGAGGTCAAATGGAGCACCATCAATCAAACGAGTTCTCTTACCAAAAGGACGAGTCTCATCCTTCGGAAAAGTTGTATACAGAAATATAGGACGTATACCCGCTTTGATCTTATCAAGAGCGGCCATCGCCGAACTAACAATGATATCAAACCTGATCTGAAAATCACTGGCTTCACGATCAAGTCTCCTCAACAACACTTTGGGATCAAGATTGCCAGAAACATTCGCTGGATAACCTGAACTCGTTTTCAACTCAATACCCTTCAACTCCCGAATACCATCAACACCAAAGACAGCTTCAACGGGGGTTAAAAGACGCTTTCCAAAAGTGTACGTAGAAACATGCACCAAATGTGCATATAGCTCCTTCCGCACCTCAACAATCGGTGCCCATTCCATATAAATCGGGTCTGGACAAGCACGCAATAGTTCTTCATCTAAGCAACCGTGAAACATCTTTGCAGGAGTGCAAACGACATCATGGTAAACGCCATGCATCCTAGATTTGCGATAACGAGTGTGTTGAACAACATTAGGAGCTCTCTTCAACTTCCCAACAATACCAAATTGTCCGCGCGACAACTTAGCATTACACTCTGGTTCAATAAGATCAACAATATCTTCAGTAATGACCTCACGCACAAGATCAGTGAACAACGTCAGATCATGTACAACATCCTCTTGGAACAACGGGACCGCATACGAAGGACCGCCCTTAAGGTGACCAGCTACGTGAACTCCAAAAATTTTTCTCACAGGACTATGACTATTCAAAGAACAGAACAAAGCTCCACAATCACCAGAGTCAGTAAAACCCTGATAAGTGAAATACTTAGGAATTATATATTTACCGGTCTCTTCACTATTGACAGTGATCTCATACTCAACAGCAGAGGCTAACCCAACATGCTTAGAACCACCCTTTCGGGGAAATTCCATGGAAAATGGAATTCCACTTAAACGAACATTCCAGTCATCTAACTTCATCAGATGAATGAGAATATCTCGATGCGGTTGAACATGGTTACCAAAATTCACAAGAGCTAGATCCAACTTAAGCAAACGTTCACTCTCAAACCTCTCTAAGAAAAATTTAACAGGAAAAGCATATGCTGAACCAGACGACTCCTTGCCAGGAGACAACTTAACAATAGCTTCAGCATTCGCCGGATCTCTACTCACATAATATTCCCACTTAAGTAAATAATGATATGGTATAACAGCAACATGAGGCTTGACGAAAGTCAAAAAACCCCATGAGTTATATTCCTCCACACCACTCACATTCTGAACCAAAAGCTCATACTGGTTAGTACGAATCAATCTATCAATAAGAGAAGATCCTGCAGGATCAGGACCACCAGCTTGACCAGTGGCGGGCTGTACGCCCATCTTAGCTTTCAACTGACCAGGTGTCAAACGCTGAACATCCTTACGTTGTGAAGACATTTTACTATTAAATCCAAATGATTCAGGCATTGGTTTACCAGTGAACCACTCATAAATGGCACTGATAATCTTATATCCTACAGCGCTCATAACGATACCAGCAACAACCATCAGTGTTTTAAGCTTAGGACCAGCAGCACGCCACAAGATAACTAAAGAATTGTCCTCAAAAGTTTCAAGAAAAGAAGTCAACATCACAGAAAACCGACTCTTCGCAACACCATTACTCCATTCAACTAAACAAGGGAGAACAACTTCTCGCCGAACACCTCTCACCATGACCTGATTTAATAAACGCTCAAGCAACTCTGGATTATCAAAAACTCTAAAGAAGCTCACCTTCAAATCACGACACAACATGGCATAAAGAACTACAGGGACAAACTCACGAGACATATCACGTTCATAAATCGTTCGACAAATCAAACCGATCTGACTATCAAACGTATCGGCACCATTATAACTCAATCCTTGAGAATAGGCAAATACTTTTAACGCAGCTTTCTGAACATTCGGTTCAAAATCCATAATGACTGAAAACTCATCATAATTATCCATATCATGTGGAACCATCAAATCATCATCTTCACCAAGTGAATAGGGATCTAAACCGCTAAGGGAATTACTAGAGCCTCGACTTTTCACTTCAGGAGAAGGATTATCTTTCATCAACGTTTCCATGATCAAATCAGGATCAATCGATTCAGGTGAAACAGGTTCATTATCCCACCCACCGACCATAGGCATAATACCAGCCTGAGGGCTAGCGTCAGTAGTTGCAGGAATAGAACTCTCGACGATATCAGTATATAAATCACGAAAATGTAACATAGTCCGTTCAAATTGATCCTTCTGCGTCAAAAACCAAGCACGACGTTTATCATGTTCACACATAATACGTTCAACAAGTTGAACAAAACCCAAAGGTCTTTCATACCCCATTTTCTCATTCCTAAGAATATGGAACTCTTGTATCTCCGGAATAAGTGCTGTAGTGCGTTTAATTCCTGGATTTCTAAAAGTAGCAAAATCAGAATATTCAACAATTGGTAACAAAGCTGGATTAAATTTTCGATCCCAGACACTACCGTGCTTGGTTTCTTCAGTACAAAATTCAACTTTAGGACAACAAATAACATCAATCACAAAACGTCGTTTCAAAGCATCAATATTTCGGATAGATTCTGCTTTCAAAATCTCCATATTAGTAGTAGCAAGAACAAGAGTCGACATAAACGTCATAACACCCTTGTCATCTAAATGAGCGGAATGCAAGACATCCTCAAAAGTGTTAATGGCACGGATAATATCCATAACTTCACCATCAGCAACACCAGCGACATCGGTAATTTGACCAAAATCATCGAACAAACACACATACTTACGCAGTGTGTATTTGTCCCAATATTTTGTTTCAGCTTGTCGATTATATACAAATTCAGCAGGATTCAGCTTAAATGCTTCATAAAGATCGTCAGGTAATGTCGATGCAAGGAATGCTCGATAAAGATGCTCCATAACAGTAGTTTTACCACTGCCAGGTCCACCACGAATCAAAACACCAACAGGCTCCTGACGAGTACCCTTAAATGCCAAGTTACAAGAGGACATTTTGACAACAATCTTCTCCAACTTACGAACACAATCAAGGATAAGCGTAACAGAACCAGACGAATACTTATCACGAGGAATCGTTTTGATCATCTGACTTCCGACTTTAATCATAGCATTCAATCTAGCAATGTTATCTGTATTATCAAATAACATTCCAGATCTCGAAATCTCGATAAGTTCATCAACTCCATCAAGATATTCATTAACAAACTCAGAACGAGAATCCATAAACCGCATAGATGGAGCTTTAAAACATTGAACACGTATCCAGTTGATAGCTTTTTCAAACAAAGAAATTACCAACCTAACAGTTGATGTCAGCGTAGAAGAAACTCTACTTGCTTGACCAAAATTCTTGAAAAGCTCAACAGGAACATTTTTACCACTAGTGCAAGAAACATAACTAGCAAAAATAGTCGTAAAACCATCAACCCAATCATCAACATCCTCACCTCCAACCTCTGGTCGGATATGTGGGGCATCTGGAGGGGGACTACCATACACATCACAATGTGGCTGCACATTAGGAGCGGGAAAAGTATTCAGTGCCATACCATTAGCAGTACGTGTGAAACCACCATCAGCAGAATCATCATGAGCTGAATCTCTACCTGTGGTATATCTAGTTTGCCAACCAGGCGGATATCCTTCAAAATGATCGAAATCAACTTCAGCAAAGTGAGCAACAAAATAAGTAATCAAGTCACCCAAAATACTACGTCCATCATCAACTGAAGAGGATAACAATAATTGAGCAACACATGAAACAACAGCATAAACTATTGATAAAGTACTCTTACTACGCAAGGCATACCATACAGCAGCAAAAGTATTAACAAAAAGAAACACATTCGAAGTAACACGTAACCCCCTAAATGCATATTCACTAAAATTTTCCTTAATATGTGTAGCAGTAGAAATTAAACTCTGAACAGCTTCACTATCACCAACGGCTTTCGCTTTTTCAATCAAAGAATCGATCAACTTCTGTAAACTTTCACGAGTCTTCTCATCAGGAAGAAGAGAAGTAATTTTCTCAGTAGAATGTTTCAAAGTATCAGAAACACCTTGTAAAAGCTCAGAAGTAGTAGCATCAAGACCAACCTTAAAAGTGCCAAGCATATCCATAAGACCCATCTCTGGTCTAGGACCAGATTGAGGACAAATGTAATTAGAATTAGGCCGAGGCGTATCAACACGACGAGGTGGAGTGACCGGGGTACCAGCCTGCAAACGATTTTTCGGCCAAACATGTAAATCATCAAAAATGACCTTAGGTTTGGTTGAAACAGGGCCAAATTCCGACAAAACACGGCGCTCTTCCTCAGAAGCTGTTCTCTTCCTCCGTAATCTAAGACAATCTTGAAAGTTACCGTTCTTTAAACGACGACGATTAAATTTCATGCCACTATATGTTGTGAGCGTGACACGAGATAAATCATCATGACTAGAAAAGAAGTCACAATCTGAATCACTCGAAGAAGATGGAGGCCAAAACAAACTTTCCGGACAATCTGCTATAGAATGAAAGGGATAAGAACAATTTAAAGAACAAGGACATTTAGAAAAATTTTCATCGGTGGTAGACTCTGGGACATTTACACCGGAATTAATAACAGTCGAATTAGCATTATCGAGGTTATTATTAGTTGTCATCATATTTAAAATTTGGTTTTGTTTTTGTACAGTCTCATCTGCACGACACCACATTTAACTACTTGTGATTGTAGGGCTACAAAAGTAAAGCCAGTACTTATTTTATACATAATAAAACTACTTAAAATTTTGGTTATATTTTATAATCGAAATAATTCGGGATATGAATCCAAAACATTACTAATAAAATAAAGAAAAACCACCTTGTGGGTGGGAAGTTAAAACCACTTTACATGTTTGTCAACCACTGGGTTTAAGCCAGTGATATCTTGTAATAACCTGGAAGATTAAAATCAATATAATAATTTTCATAATTAAGGTAAACGGAAAAATTTCTTTTGAAATTTCGGATATATTTTTGTAAGTCTCTCTAACAAATGATAAGAGAGATATTGATAAATTTTATAATATACAAATTAAGTGATTAATATCAAATAAAGGGTGAAAAATAAGCTAAATATTTACTTTGTAAAGAAATAGTGACGGAATTGGG